ATAATTGCCGCAAATCAACCCTGTCCATTTATTGTTGGTGGTCAAACACTGGCAGTAGAGACGACTGAGGGTGTTGTAATCCTTAAAATCAAAGATGATACTGTAGCTGGTAGTGCTACTGCTGATGGTGAAATTTACCATGAAGCTGCTCAGACAACTGTTCATGCTGATGACCTCTTTGTGGTTGGTAAGGATATGACAGCAACAGAAGATATTCTGGTAGGTGCTAAAGGTCAAGTAATTGGCTCGGCATGGCCCGAAGGTTCTACTGCTCCTCAGGGATGGGAAGATGCATTGTTTGATAGAGAAGGATATTGTCAGATTTTTAAAACTGCAATGAATCTTTTCTCTGGTACAGCAATGGCAACTCGCTATCGGGGTATTGCCGATGAATATAAACGTGTTTGGACCGAAAAGCTTATGGAACATAAAATGGACCTTGAGCAAGGATTTCTATTTGGTCGTGGTGTAGCTGGTGCCGCTAATGAAGGTGACACTGGTGCTTCATCTGAGACTGCTGGAAGTACACGTTATACTCATGGTATTGTACCTTTTACTGAAGTCAATGGTAAAGTATACAATATGAGTTATGCTGCTTCAGGATATGATGCTTTCTTNGATGCAATGGAAGATTANTTTGCACCTGAAAGTGGAAATTCTGGCAATAAACTTGTATTGGCATCACGTAAAGTCATTACTTACCTTAACAAGTTAGGTGCTGGTTCATTCTTAAACAATTCAGTCGGTTCTTCACAGTATCGTTTGGATGTTGCTAATGTGCCTGGTGCCTTTGGACATACTGTAACAGTAGTTAATACTATCTATGGTAACCTGCATTTCGTTCAAGAACCCCTACTTCGTGGTCCTTGGGAAAATTATGCATGCTGCGTAGATATGGCTAATGTTGCATATCGTCCACTTGTGGGTAATGGTGTAAGCCGTGATACCTTTATTGAAACCAACATTCAGGCTAATGATGAAGACGGAAGGCGTGACCAGATTATTACAGAAGCTGGTCTTGAAATATCCCTTCCTGAAACTCATGCAGTCCTGAAGTTTAGTTAAGGAGGTATAGAATATGGCAGCACAAACTCAAACTGCGTGGGTAGCCAGTACTGTTAATGGATTTGGAATATGGACTGGCACAGCCACTACTGACGCGACCAATGAAGTTAATTGGTCGCTAAAAACTCCAGTAGAATTGAATACTTCTGCACCTTGGTCTTTAATTGTATCAGCTTCGGCTGCTCAAGATGGTGCAGCCGCACCATTAATGCTTTGGGGTGGATATTCTGATGATTTTGCTTTAGCTGGTACAACTGCTAGAGCAACAGCAACAGATGGTGTTCAAATTGGAGAGTTGTCTGATGACTTAGGTTATGCAGCCGCTGTACTAGGTGTACATTTTGCTATGAATCCTGGTAGTACTGGATTAGCAAATGTTGTAACTATTGCAGCGTTAGCAACTGGTCTGCGACACAATGTTCCAGTATTTCCCTATTATGCTTTCGAGCTAATGGCGGATGATGCGGCTACATTGTTAGCACATACATTGACCTTTAAGATTATTCAGAAGTCTGATGGTGGAAATGCATCACTAGCAACAATTAGTGGTGTTGGTTCTGACCCATCATAAAACAACTGATGACGGGGCGGGGCAACTCGCCCCCGATTCTTAGCTTAGGAGATAGAAATGGCATTATTTGGAAGTGATTGGAGCACTTATTCTAATTTAGCCTTAGCAGAAGCTACAATAGAGGCTGCTGCAGCTACTGATGTTTTTGGTCCCTCTATTAATGGTTCGGGAACTACTGGTACAATGGGACATTATTGTTATTTTGAAATGGATGGCAATACGACTGATGATTATACAAAACCATTTGATTTTGCTATAGAGGGAGATTTTACTATTGCTATTAATGCAACAGCAGTAAATACTGATGCCTCAACAACTTTGGATGTTACTGTGCAAGGTTCTGTTGATGGAAGTAATTATGTAGATTTAGCAGCCAAAACAGATATATTACAAGATTCAGATGGCACTATTGATTCTGTAGTTAAAATGGCTGTATATGATTATGATGCAAAGGGTAGAATGCCTTTTATGAGGCTCGGAATAACAGCTGCTACACCTTCAAATTCAACTATTGTAATTGCTATTATACCTCAATAATGTCAGTCTTTCATGATTCAGCCAATGTTTATAGCCTGGATTGGGATAGTTCTCCATGGAAACCTTATTTTAATAAACCAACATCTAGGTATTTGGATAAGGATTCTGGAGATAATGTCAAAATTAAGGTTTGGTGTGCTGAGGAAGACCTTGAAGGCAAAACATTTACCCTAGATGTAAAGGGTAATAGTGGTACGGATTATTTAACAAGTGTTAGTTATAATGGGGGAGCCTATGCTGAAACAGATGATTTCGGTGTAAACTATGATGTGGCACATGATGATAGAACCGTAAAATGGTGGTATGGTCCAGGTGTAGCGCTACAGTTTCCAGATGGGCTTCATTGGGTTAATACTTATACATCAGCAAGTACATTGTATACACATACTATATTAGCATCTGATATAGGGGAAAGGGTTTATGATGGTGGTATTCATTGTTGGATGAAACTTCCCCATGCTCCTCAAGATGGTGGTTCTACTCCAGCGACAGAAACGGATATCTATTCAAAGAATATCCCAATGGAATTTATAAATTCTCACGATTTTCTATTTGTATTTAATAGTTTTGGACATGTACCAATTGCTATGGGTGCTGGAAATAAGGGATTGTCGATACAAGTTCAGTATTCAGATGTACTTAATGCTGGTGATGGCCAGTTTGTAAATGATGATGTGCTTTTGTTTGACGATATTGACCCATCAAGTTTTCTTGCCGATGTTAATGCATCATATATGACGGTAGGGACAGTTACTGGGTCAGGCGCTTTTAAGAGAAAAAATGCAAAAAGTATCAGATTTTATTGGTATACAGAAGACCAGGCTGGAACTGAGGCAACATGGCATGGTGGGCAATTTATTAGGATATCTCTATATCCTATAAAACGATAGTTAATAAGTAAAAAGGAGATAGCAATGTCAGGTAAAAAGGAAAAGAAGGCGATTAATCTTATTGGTGGCAAAAGTTCTAAAACTCGTAAGAAATCGTTAAAAATGAAATCAAAGCGCCGAGGACCAAAACCTAGTGGTGAATCAAAGGGTCGTAGTAGGGGGCGGGCTACAAGATAGCTACTAAGAAAGTATATAGTACCACAATTGGTACGCCGTTTCAATCTGATACGAGATATGAGAATAATCGTCGTAAGCAGAATTTAACTAAAAAGACCACTAAGAAGAGGAAATAATGGCTTGGACAGGTAATTTCAAAGACCAGATAGATGATTTAGCGGGGACCCTCACAGTCACTGATGATGATGCTATTCAGCAATGGATACTTGATGGCTGTTATGATGTTATTCAAAAGGCAGTTGCTAAAAATGGTGAAGATGAGGTCTGGAAATTTGTTGCTAAATCTGGGAGTCAAACGTCAAATGATATTAATGTTGATGAGATTCGTACTATTGCAGCAGTTATGTTAAATAATGTATTTGCTAATAAGGGTAAATTCCCATTGAAAGCTAAGTATGCTGATGCAAATTCTATTTATGCAGCAACAGCTAATAATCCAGTATGGTATCTTGATGATAGTAAGCTTACTATTTACCCTGCTCCAACGGGGGGTGCTCCAGCTAATTATTATTATATACCAGAATATACGATAACCAATTGGAATTCATCTACATCATCAATAGCGAACTATCCCTCTGAGTATTATTATTATGCGATGTTATATGCAGCAGTACAGGTATTACATCGCAGGATGCTCGATAGTACAGTGCCGACAACACCAACGTTTAATGCATTGCCGGTGCCTCCTGATATTCCAGCGCTAAGTACAATTAGCCTTACGTTTAGTGAAACGCTTGCAGATGCAACTATTGCTTATAGTGATGCTACGGCAAGTGTTATCTCTACTGCGGATGTGGATGCATTTTCAACTGCTCCTACTTATACAGCTCCTACAACTTCATTGTCTGCTGTAGAGTTATTCTCAGCATTTAGTGGTACATTGGCAAATTTGACACTTACTATAGTACCTCCGGATACTCCTGCTATTACAAATATTACATA